ATATAAAATATCTACCCGAGCTAATCCTGGACAAACTAAATTTTATTTGCCCACAATTTTTTTAGTAAAAGAACACGCCCCAATTTATAATGCTGGAAAATGGTGGCTTAAAGCTATTCATTGCGTGTGGCTAAAATCAAGAATTATTTTCTCTGTAGAAGAACGAACCGGAGCATTTCCAAATGACTGAAGAAATTAAGACAGAAGTTGTCGAAACCCCCGAACCAGAAGTAAACCACGTCGAACAGGCGGCTATGGAACGGGGCTGGAAGCCCAAAGATGAATATAATGGTGATCCAGAAAAGTGGCGTTCCGCCGAAGTTTTCTTAGCTCTAGATGAGCCACTAAAACGAATTGAACATCAATCAAAGGAAATGAAGCAGCTACGTGCTGCTCTTGAGGCCTTTAAGGAACACCACACCAAAGTAGAAGCTAGTGCATTTGATCGCGCACTGAAGCAACTACAGACGGAACGTAAGCAAGCAATGATTGACGGCGACACCGAAAAGGTGTTTGAACTGGAAGCAGAAGCCGATCAGGTTAAAGAACAAAAGCGTGTTCTGCAAGCAGAAGCTGCTCGACCTGTTGTTCAAGAACCACAACTAAATCCTGAATTCGTCGAATGGCGAAACAAGAATAGTTGGTATCAAAGCAACACAGCTATGACTGCTGTTGCCGATGCTTATGGAAGAGAACTTAACGCAGCTGGGCACAGTCCTGCACAAGTTCTTAGGATGGTTGCGGAACGTGTCCGCGAAGAATTTCCTACCAAATTTAAAACGCCTGCAAGTGGACGTCCAAGTCCAGTAGAAGGCAGCACTCGTGGTGGTAGCAGCTCTAAGGCTGAACTAGCAATGAGTGAAGAAGAGACTGCTATTATGCGTCGCATCCTCAAAGTGGGGGGTATCACCGAGGCCCAATATAAAGCAGAATTAAAGCGTGTCAAAGAGCTCTAAAGAGTATCAACTGACTTGTAAAACGTGTGAACAACCGATGGTTGCTAAAAACACACGCCGATTATATTGTAATGCCAAGTGTAAGAATGCAGCTAGACATTTATTCCATTGGGATACTTATCGTGAAAATAAACTGCAAACAACATATGGAATCTCATTAAAGGATTACGAGCAGAAACTACAAGACCAACAAGGTGTTTGTGATTTGTGTGGTAATCCAGAAGATTTTAAAATTTCTAGTTCAGCACGAGTCTACTCTTTATGTGTAGACCATGACCATGCTACTGGAGAAGTTAGAAATCTTCTATGTAGAAAATGCAATTTAATCGTTGGTTATGTTGAAAACAATGAGGAGTTAATTATGCAAGCTATTAAATATCTGAATAAATTTGTGGAACTAAAGAGAGTCAAGGAGCTTTAAGATGAAAGAATCAATTGCCAAAAGTCCGAGTGGACGTGTAGCCCGTACTCCTATTGCTAGCCGTAATGTTCTTACGGTTCGTGGTAAGAAGGAAGGGTTTGAATATCGAATTGTGAATGATACGGCAGATCGTATCCAAGCATTTCAAGAAGCTGGTTATGAATTAGTTGACGCTTCTGAGGTTTCTATCGGTGACAAGCGCATTAACAACGCTTCCCCGGAAGGCACTAAAGCCCAACTATCTGTAGGCAAGGGTGACAAGGCATTTCTAATGCGTCAACGTAAGGACTTCTATGAAGAAGACCAAGCAGCCAAGGCCGCTAAAGTAACTCAGCTTGAAAACACTATGAAACAAGAAGTTGTCAATGCTGGTGGACGTTTTGAAATTGAGCGATCAACTAAATTCTAACACTCTCTGCGACGACTTAAACCTAAAAAGGAGCCTAATAAATGGCTAACGTAAGTCGTCCTTTTGGACTACGCCCAATGAAGCACACTAATGGCAGTGCCTGGAATGGAGCCACGGAAGTGTTCTCTCTTCTAACAGGTGATGCCACTGTGTGCGGTGTGGGTGATATTGTTAACTGGGGTGGTACTGCTGACGCTAACGGCGTTGCTTCTATTACCCGTGCAACCGCCGATGCTGGCCTACCTGTAGGCGTCATTGTTGGTTTTATTCCCGATTATTCTAATCTTGCTATTCCAGGTCAATACCGTGCAGCTAACACTGCTCGCTATGCCCTTGTGTGTGTTGATCCTACTGTTGTTTATGAAGTTCAAGCAGGTGCTGCTACGGCAATTACCGCTATCGGCATGAACATGGGTATGAACTACACTGCTGTTAACACTGCTACTGGCCAATCAGCAATGACTGCCCTAGGTGGTGCTGGTGCTGTAACCGCTACTCTCCCCCTAAAGGTGATTGGTGTTGTTCAGCGTCCTGATTCAGACATGAGTGACTCCGCCAACTGGAAACTCCAAGTGCTGCTAAATACTGCCAATATGGCTGGTAACACCACTGGTGTATCTTAATCTAAAGGAGACATAAATGTCAGTAATTAATAGTGGCTCATTTGCCAAGGCCCTATGGCCTGGTATCAATGCCTGGTACGGAAAAGCCTACGATCAGTATGACGTAGAATACACCGGCCTATTCGATAAGTTCAGTTCTTCAAAGCAATTTGAAGAGGACGTTGGTATCAGCTCATTCGGTCTTGCCCAAATCAAGGCAGAAGGTGCTCCGTTCGCCAACGACAGTGAACGACAAGCATTCGTCACACGTTACAACCACGTTGTGTATGCGCTCGGCTTTATCATCACCCGTGAAATCATGGAAGATGACCAGTATGACGTAGTTGGTCAACGCAAAGCAGAAGGCCTAGCTTTCTCAATGCGCCAGACTAAGGAAATCGTTGGTGCTAACGTATACAACCGTGCTTTCACTGCTGGCTATGTCGGTGGCGATGGTGTAACTCTTATCAATGCTTTACACCCCAACTATGCTGGTGGTACTTGGTCTAACCAAATTGCAACTGCCTCTGACCTATCAGAAGCTGCACTAGAACAAGCTGCCATTGATATTGCTGGTTTCACTAATGATCGTGGTCTTCTAATTGCTGTTCGCCCACAGGCGCTCATCATCCCACGTCAGCTAGTGTTTGAAGCCAATCGTATCCTAACGGCGGATGGTCGTGTTGGTACTGATAACAACGATCCGAATAGCATCAAGAATCTTGGTATTATTCCTAAGACTGTTGTCAATCACTTCCTCACTGACACTGATGCATGGTTCATCCGAACCAACGTTAAGAATGGTATGAAGTATTTTGAGCGTCGTGGTGACCAATTCGATATGGATAATGACTTTGATACCGAGAACGCTAAGTTCAAGGCAACTGGTCGTTACACTTTCGGTTGGACTGATCCTCGCGCTCTATACGGTAGCGCCGGCGCCTAATAACCCAGGGGAGGCGCAAGTCTCCCCGTTTTAAGGAGCTAACAAATGGCACTTATCGTAGTCCCAGGTCAGGTTGCTATCAGCGATCCCAATCCTGGTGGTCCTTCAGCTACAAGCAATATTAAGGAACCAAAACTTACTATTGTTAAACTTTCAAGTGCGAACTTCTCAACAGTTGGTGTAAATACTATGGTAGCGATCCTACCAGCAGATTCAACAATTGTAAAGTTTCGCCTTCATGTGAAAACTCAACTTGCAGGTGGTTCCATCTCAGCAGCTACAGTTGCTCTTGGTACTGCTTCAGGTGGTGCGCAACTAGCAGCAGCTACTTCTGCATTTGGTGCAAATGGCGCTAATAACGACATTACTCCAGCAGTTGGTATTATGCAGGTTTACAATCCACCTTATGGTACTGATATCCAGATTTGGGTACTCGGTACTTCAACCACTGGTAATCCAACCTCTGGTGAAGTTTTCCTAGTCATCGAATATCTTCGATAAGAAAGGGGCTTCGGCCCTTTTCATTTTCTTAGGAAAAACATGCAAAACGTAACACGTACCGTACCCCTTGTAACCCCACACGTAAATGTGTTGGCAAACCCCTCTGGAACTGGTAACACTGTTGTTGTCGCCGCCGTGGCTGGAGCACGTTATCGTGTTCTTTCATGTATGGTGATTAGCACATTGGCTAATAACGTCAAGTTCCAATCTAATACAACGGATATTACAGCCACGTTTCCCCTAGGGGCCAATGGTGGTTTTATGCTTCCGTTCAGTGAACACGGCTGGTTTGAAACCGCTGTTGGTGAAGCCCTAAACGTAAACCTTTCTGTGGCAACTGCTACAGGTGTTCAAATTCAGTATATCAAACTGAATAGCTAATATGGACAACACCCTACTAACCGTGGGGTTGTTCATTATCAATCTTCTTTTGGGTGTAGCGGGTTGGACCATGAGAAGCATGATTACCGACCTCAAGCTAGAAGTCGCACGCAATCGTGTAGATATTGACAACGTCCGAGACAAATACTTTAAGAAGGAAGACTTTTCTGATTTCAAAAAAGAACTCTGGTCTAGGCTAGATCGCTTTGAACAGGATGTCAAAGATCAACTTCATAAGAATTAATTATGCCTCAAAGTTCGTTTAAATCCGGCTCATGGTGGGTTATCTGCGATGTGTGCGGATTTAAACACAAGGCCGATGAAATTAAAAAAAGATGGGATGGTTTGCTTGTCTGTAAAGAAGACTTTGAGCAAGACCACCCACAGAAATACTTAAGGGTTCGTGAGACTGGACAAGCTGTTCCATTTATCCGCGAACCTAATGACTCTTTTGTTTATGTCTGCTCTTTATGGAGCGCCAGTGGATATGCTGATTTAGCAGAAGCTGATTGCGCACGGGCAGACATGGCTATTTTTAACTATGAATATTTAGTAAATCTTCGTGGACCATTAGACCTCTATTTAGATGACTATGCTCTATACCTAAATGATTACATATTGGGATATGAATGACAATTAAAGTAAAAGACGCGAGCCAACGGGCGGCTGTTCCAGCTTCTCCTGCCCAAATTGCTGAGATTCAAGCTGATTTAAGTATAACAACACCAACGGCAGTACAAACTTTAATTGAAGCCAATGACAACTTAGGTGCTTTGTCTACTCCAGTACAAACTCTAGTAAATGCAGGAGTTAGTACGGCCCAGGCACGAGCCGGCCATACTGGTAATGATCCTGCTGCTAATGTTGTTTTTGCAGATAACTTGACACTAGAGCAGTGGCGTGTAATTGTTACTACATTTATGTCTGGTGCAAGTCCTACTGCTCCCTCGTTGAGTACCGACCCCGCCATTGCAACAACTACCGGTTCTGATGGTGCAGTGGGATCAATTATGACGGCAACGACAGGTACAGTTGTCGGAACAGCCACCACTGTTTTATGGCAATGGAATCGTGTAAATGCCTCTACGGCATCGAGTCCCATTGTAGGGGCAACATCGGTTACCTATCAAAGAACTGCCCAAGATTTTAATCAAGGTGGAACTCCCTATCGATTAACGGTTACTCAAACAGTAGTTGGTTCTACTGGTCTTGCAGGACCCTCCAGAACTTCTGCCCAATCCAGTGCAACAACGGCAGCCGCTCCTAGTAATACTGTTGCTCCTGCTATTACACCGTCAGGTTCTCAAGCAGCCGGGGTTGTTCTTACTAGCACTTCCGGTACTTTTACTGGTGGTGCCGGTGGATACACCTATGGCTATCAGTTTTATCTTGATGGTGCTGGTGGTACCAATTATTCTCCTATTGGAACGAGATCGGCGACTGCCACCATTACCCCATCAGGAGCACAGACTGGTAAGTTACGGGTTGGTGTAATTGCTACAGATAGTAATGGTATTGCTTCACCAGAAGCCTACTCTAATGTTATTACTGTAACTGGAACATCTTCTGTAACTAATGCAACTCCTCCGGCACTAGCTGCCACCGTAACAGCCGGTGTTCAAGCAGCAATTACACAGGCTACCTGGAATCTAACGGGAGGGGCTGTTCTAAGTACCACGAGAAGCTGGGCATTCTATCTTAATGGTAGTTCGACTGCTTATAGAACAAACACAGTTGCTCTATATACACCAGAAGCAGAGCATGTAGGGAAAACTGTTCTGGTAATTGAAACTGTTACCGATACTAATACAGGCCTTACATATTCACAGGCCGCAGCTGCTACTAAAACTATTCAGGCTGTGCCGGCCACGTTAGCAGCTACCCAAGCTGTGACTGGTATTTCATGGACTGCTGGTAGTGCAATTAGTTCTGTAACTCCTGTTACTGCTAGTGGGGGTACTACACCATATGTGTTTAGTATTGATACTACGTCTACTTCCGCTTTGCCATCTGGGTTATCAATCAATACCAGCACAGGGGCTATTACTGGAACTCCAGCCTCATCAAGTAGCCTAACTACTTATACTATTAAAGTTGTAGATTCTGCTAGTTCTCCCGCAACAGTTACACAAACATTTACAGCAACTGTTGCTAGTGCGGGAGTTACTCCCCTAACGGCGCTAGCTTATCCAACTAGTAATCTATTAACTAGCGGAAGTACAACTGCATTAATTACTGATCCAGTTGGTTCTAGTAATCAAGCTATTAAACAACGTGTTTATAATCCAAGTTATCCTAGTGATTACCTAGCTCGCGCCGAACTATATGGTTGGTCTGGTGATTCTGCCAATTTACTACCAGCTAATAATTATTGGTGGGCATTTCGGCATTGCGAGGATTTGACTGAGTATACACGGGCATCTGCTCAGGATGACGAAATGGTATTGGTTCAAACCCACACCCGGGGCCAGGGGGCAACGCAGCCCGATATCAATTTCTGGATTCAAAGACAAACTAACACTCTACGTTGGAGTGTGTCATATAATACCTATCCTGAGCCACAATGGGCTAACCAAGGTGGCCCGTACCCTGATTATCAAGGAAACACTTCAGTTTATACCGAAGCAATTCCCACTGTTGGCGTGCCATACTATTACATTGTCCATTATCGCCCAGGGTATACTCTTGCACATGATCCATTAATTGAAGTTTGGCGTTCTAAAAATGGGGCAGCTTATGAAAAGATTATCAACTATACAGGATTCAATACATATAATGTAACGGGTTCTGGATATGGTGGTAGCTACCTTCGTATGGGCCCATACAAATACAATGGATCAAAATGGAATAGCCAAGCCATTAGTCAAATTTACAGTAAAATGCATTTTGGTACCGGATTAAGTTTGTATAACGAAGCGGCAGCTGCTCTAGAAAGCTGGAAACCATAATGGCATTACTAAATGCTGCAGCATCGGATAATGGTGCTGGCTCTACCACTCTATCTGTTACTGTTCCGTCATCGACGGCGGGAAGTTGTATGCTTGCGTTTATTGGGACACATGCAACTGATGTATCAAGTGTAACAGATAATTTAGCACAAACCTACACACGGGCATTCGTTCCGGGGGCAAATACAGAACATAGTTGTGTGTGGACATGTAAAAATAGTTCTGCCGGAGTAACTTCTATTACTGCAACTCTAAGTATTTCTAGAGCATCGGTAATTTTTGGGGTTGAAGAAAGTGGAATTAATACCACAACTCCGGTAGATACATCAGCCTTTGAGGCCGCTCCAACTTCCAAAGCAACCTGGACTTCTACCGCTACAAGTGTTACCTCACAAGCTAACACAATTGGTTATGGCTTTACAGCAACAGCTACGGGTTCTAATGTTAGCTTTGCAGATACTTCTGGCGGTACGGCTGTTACTGGTACAGGTATTACAGCCGGACATCACGGCAATACTACTGATGGTAATGACATGTTTGTTTCTCGACAAGTCTATGCGAGTGCTAGTGCAAAAACAGCTAGTGGAACCAATAGTACCGCGATCACGGCCGGCTCAATTGTAGTTTTACGTGTGGCTGGCGGTGGTGGAGGCGTCGGTGGACAACAAAATAGGCTTCTTCTAGGAGTAGGATAATGTTTGGATGGGATGATGTAATCAACACTGGTCTGAAGATCATTGATAAGGTGATTCCAGACCCAGCACAAAAAGCAGAAGCTCAACTTAAGCTCATGCAGCTACAACAAGCTGGTGAGTTTAAAGAAATGGAAATGCGTCTGGCAGAGCTTAAAACTCAGACAGATATCAACTTAGAACAAGCAAAAAGTACAGATAGATTTGTATCGGGGCCTCGCCCCTTTCTTATGTGGGTGGGTGGATTTGGTGTAGCCTATCAATGGCTTGTCGTTCCACTCTTTTCTTTTGTCTATACCTTATATACAGGACATGCTCTTCCAGTTGATCCTCCGGGAATGGATAGCAACCTAATGATTATGCTTGGTAGTTTGATGGGTATTCAAATTGGTGCTCGTAGTTACGAGAAAGTTAAGGGAGTTGCATAATGGCAACATCAGGTAATACTAGCTGGGAACTAACACGCGATCAGCTTGTTACCGCAGCCTATAAGAAGCTTGCTTATTTAGCAGAGGGGCAAACCCTTTCTGCGGAAGCTCTAGCTGATGGTGTAGAAGCAATGAATGGGGTTATCACCCTTCTGGAAACAGAGGGAATGCCTCTATGGAAGCGCACAACTCAGGTGTTTGCTTGCAGTGCAACAAGCCAAGTATATACCCTTACAGCAGGCGTTAAACTGGCTCAGGTGGTCTTAAAAGATGTAGATGGTGGAGCACAGTATGACCTCATTGAAAAGAGTCTGTATGACTTCAATCGTCTACCTTCTAATGCCGGTCCAGGCACTCCTGTTCATTACACATATCAGCCTACTATTCCTACTGGCACTTTGTCTATTTGGCCGCTGTTGTCTGATAGCACTACAATTACACAGAAACAAATTGTAGCCGTTTATCAGAAGAAGTTTGATGGATTCTTCGCCGCTGGTGAAACAATGGACTTTCCTTCTTACTGGACAATGCCTATTATCTATGGTACTGCTGTTGCTTTAGCACCACAAGCAGGTACTCCTCTACAAGATCGTGATGCTCTAATGAAAGAGTATATGACCTACAAGAAGATGGCCTCTGACTATGGTGATGAAGATGGTTCACTTTACATGCAGCCCGACTTTATGGGTCTAGGTGGTTTCCGAGGGAAATAATGGCTTACACAAATAGCCCTACCAATAGTACATATAAGACAGATCAACTAGTATTTGATGGAACGGATTTGTTCCGTTCAGGTAATCTTGCCATTCAGCGAGATTGCCAAACAGTTAATATGTATTATGAACGAATTAGTAAAGAGAATGAGCGGAGGGATGTTTGCTTACGCAAGCGACCTGGTTTAACAACTTCGTCTTATTCTCTTTCAAAGGTTGCTCCTACAGATGTTATCCGTGGGAGCTTTTATGACGTCGATCAGAATGCTTTCTACTGGGTAGTTGGAAACAAGCTTTACAACTGCAAGCCAGATGTAGGAACCACAACCAATTTAGTACAGACAATTAATACCTCTTCTGGTTATGTGGGCTTCTGCTCCTTCCTAAAGAGTGACAACACTCGTTATGTTGTTCTGTCAGATGGTACTGATCTTTGGCTACATGACTATGTTGGTGGTACATGCACACGAGTCACTGATCCAGACATGCCTACACCCCATCAGCCCTATCCTATCTACCTAGACGGATATATCTTTCTAGTTAAAACCAACACAGGTGACATCTACAATTCAGATTTAGATGATCCATTTGCTTGGACTTCTGGTGATTTCATCACTGCTGAAATTTCAAGTGACTACGCCCTTCGTATGGTTAAAGCTAAGAACTATATGATTGTTCTTGGTTACAATTCTGTGGAGTATTTCTATGACGGCGCTAATGCTACTGGCTCTCCCCTTAGTCGAAACGATTCTCCTTTCCGCGGGGTTGGCTTGGTTACAGGCCTCAAAACGATTGGTGATACCACCTATTTCGTTGGGCAAGATAACGAGCAAAATCTAGCGGTGTTCATGATTAATTCGTTCAAAGTAGAACGAATTTCTAATGCTGTAGTAGACAGAACTCTTCAGACAATTACCTCTGCTTCTAATGCTAAGGGACAACTCAACCTAAATCAAGATGGCTACTCACTCTCTTGTGATGGTCATAACTTCTATATTCTACGTACTCCCCAAACTACTTGGGCATATGACATCGATGAGAAGTTTTGGTATGAGTTTAAAGGCAGTGATAATGTGGGCCTTCAAATTGAAGCAGTGTGGGGAATGTACAACGGTTCAACCTATATGGGTATTGCCGGACAGACTGAGATGAGTATTATGAACCCAAGTATCTTTCAAGATTTTGGTGTCAATTTTAAATGCAGTCACACTACAAAAGACTATACAGCCGAGACAACTCGCTGGAAGATGATGAGTCGTTGTATGGTGGTTGCCGATATGCAAGACTATGTTGGTACGTCCAACCTTACCCTTACTTGGAGTGATAACGACTGGGGTGATGGTGGTTCAACTGTCGCTAGACAAGTCAATCTATTCAATAGCAGTCCCTATGTTCGCACGATGGGACGCTTTCGTAATCGGTCATTTAGACTAGATTATTCAGATAACTATCCTCTACGTATGCGTTCGCTAGAGTTTGAAATTAATGTAGGAAACACCTAATGGCATCAACTTTCTTTTCGCCAGGAACCATTATTGCCTCTACTTGGCTTAATGATGTAAACACTGTTGTCTACAACCGTGCGATTAATTATACATCCCCACAAGAATATGGTGCTGTGGGAGATGGTGTTAGTGATGATACCACTGCTTTACAGACAATGCTTGCTGCGCAGCTCAACATTGATTGGGGTGTTGCAGATAAGAGTTATCTAATCTCTGGTGCCTTACAGCTTCA